GTTTAAAACTTTTATTCATATATTTGTTAATTTAAAAATCTATCTTCATATTAGTGATCTTTCTTCTAAAATCCTCATCATAAAGATAAGAATATATACACCTTTCTGCTAGTTTTTGAAAACTGAACTTTCTTTTGACAGTTTCTACCTTGAAATCTTGAAATAAATCTGACTGTATCTTTACAGAGGTTAAAGTCATTTCTTTTTTAAATTTGCTCATAATCTTAATTTATTTGTTATGGTGATACATATGTACCTTATATCCAAATATACATAAATATATTATCACTGCTTTATTACATTATTTGCAACTGCGCTGTTTTGCAAACTTGCCCCACAATGTACAGCATCTTTGGAATAAGGACAAAAATTACAAGTATAATTAGAAGGTCGTTTAGGAAATGTTGTATCTTTTATTTTACCTTCATAGCTAAAACATTCTTGTATAAAACTATTAACAGCAGTTGTCGCTCTACCTAATTTTATTTTGCCACTTGGTGGGGTAAATCTTTGTACTCTGTGTGCTTGGTATGGAGACATTAATTTAGCATCATCAGCATCTAATACCTTTCTTTTTAATATAAAGAACTCTATTTCAATACTATCTAAAGGAATACTATATTGTTCAGAAAAAAACTGCTTATATAATAATAACTGAAATTGTTTGTCTTCATTATTTTTATCTTGTTCTCTCCAACCTCTAGTGCTGGTTTTGATATCCATGATTTTAAAAGTATTAGTTGGTTCATGGTACATTACTACATCAAGATAACCTAAATATAATACATTATTATACATTTTATTAGGAGCTATTGTAATAGGTATCTCACATCCAACTAAGTGCCATCCTCTTTTAGAAAAATATGCACTTTTTTTCTTTTTAAACCAGTTTAGAATACCAACACCATCATTAAAAAATTCTCTCATTTCCTCAGCAGAGGAAAAATGCTGATTGTTATTTGCTTTGTATTGTTTTTTATATTCCTCAGTGAAGTGGTAATGAAAATCATCTTCTAAATCTAATCTATCAGCTGCTGCTCCTGTTTTAGTATACATTACATCTAAATATGCTTGCATAGTTTCATGGATTGCTGTACCGAATACGGTATGAATACTAGATGTAAATCTTTTGATTTTATCTTTATATTGGAGTTTCCATCTATGAGGACATCCCCTAAATATACTCATTTGAGAATAACTAATATTCTTTTGAAATGCAAAGTTAATCTCTTGGGGAGGATTTTTTAATATCTCCTTAACTATTTTTGGGATTTTTTTAGCCACAGTGTTTTATTTTTTCCACTTGTCTCTTCCAACAAGTAGACCTATGATGCCATAATTAGCAATATCAATAAATGTATCTTCCATACCCTCACCTTTTACAAAGTTCTTACCATTTATTAGTAAGTTTTTTAAACGTGAGATTTTATCAGTTAACCTAATAGCTAAACCTGTAAGTGAGAATTTTTTATCTTCTTTATTATTAAGAATATCACCACCTAATGAGATATTATTCAAACCATAATCCATATGTTTGGCTGCAAATAACTCATACATTTCTCCCATAATAGCTTTAAATTCATTAGCTAACTCTCTATACTCAGTTTCAAATTCTTGTACTGCTTGAGAGGGTTCTATAGAAGATTCTTCTGTGGGAGGTGTAGATGTTTTCTTATGATAAGATGTTAATATATCACTCATAGTATTGATTTAGTATTAAAATATTTTTTTAATGCTTTTAACCTATCATCTGCATCTACTAACATCATTAAAGCTTCCTCAGCATTTTCATAAAAATCTTTAGTGGAATGATCACCTATTCCAGCAGGATGTTCTGATAGTAGATTTAGTGTAAGCATTGCTTTTGATTTATCTGCCTCTGCAGATGTTCTTAACATAGTAAATAATTCGCTTTTCATTTCAATAGTTGTTTAATATCCTTTTTATTTAATCCTATACTATTCAATATACTAACAATCTCACTCTTATCCAAAAGATTATAATATTCTAATGCTTCTTTGTTGGAGCATTCCCAATAACCTTTTAAATACTCAATTAACTCTTTACTTTTTACCTTAGTTGTGGATTTTATGTATTTACTCCACTTATTATTTTTAGGTATAAATTCTTTATAGATTGAGTATATTTCTTTTTTATTTTGAGGTGGTAGTTTTTGTACCTCATTTACTAGCTCCAAGTAATCGGGATTCATGCTTAATACTCGGTGAATAACATACGAGTTAAACATATCCCAATCCTTGTCACTAAACTCATCGATTGGTGTTTTTTTTGTATTAATATGCGGCATCCAACCGAAAGTATTTTTTATCATACTAATTCGTCCTTGAGTTCTTCTCTAAGTTCAACAGGAATACCATCTCCTAAAATCTTATTTGTGTTTGGGTCATAAAATACTGGTATAGGCATAATAGCATCATTATCTGTACCTGCTACAAATTTACTTATTTTTCTTAAAATAACTCCTGATTTAAATATACTTCCACCAGCTTCGTTTTTCATACCAGTAGTAGACTTTAAATCAATATTCAGCTCGGGTTGTTGTTGAGGTGTTTTCATTTTATTTTATATTTATAATTTGTTGTAAAAGTGAGATCATATTAATCTCTTTATCTATTCTAAAATTAGCTTTATATTGATGATCATTTATCAACATTGCTACTGTACCTTCCCTATTAGGAAGATATACTTCTGCATTATCAAATAAAAACCTAAATAGTTCTTCAAAATCATCAAGGTTTGAATCTTGAATGATTTGTCGAATTTCTTTAATATTAGGTTTTGTTTTTTTAAGTTCATTTAAAATAGCAGACAAATAACTAGCAGAAACAAGTAATGAATCATCAATTGTTAAATGATTATTAATATTACTTGCTTGGATAGTGTTGAGCATCTTTCTTAGGTCAGGATAGAATTTATTAACAACTTTCCCAATGGCAGGCAAATCATAACTTATACTCTCCTTATCACATATGCTAGCTAAATGTACTGCTACTTCTTTTTTAGTTGGTGGTACTATTTTAAATGTTTGACATCTTGATTGTAAAGGATCTATAATGCGTTCTACAAAGTTACAAGTTAAAATGAAACGAGTAGTACGTGAAAATGTTTCTATTATATTCCTTAATGATGCTTGAGCTTGTATTGTTAAAAAATCAGCTTCATCTAAAATAACAACCTTAATAGGTTTAAAAGACATAACACTTGAAAAACCTGATACTTTATCTCTAATAGTTTCAATACCCCTTTCATCTGAAGCATTAATATAAAGATAATCACAATCTAGTTTATTTACTATAATCTTAGCAAGTGTGGTTTTACCTGTTCCTGCTGGACCATAAAATAAATAATTCTGAATATCATTTTGAGATAACTGTTTAGATATACTTTCTTTGAGTTGAGAATTACCCACATAAGTGGATAAGTCCTCAGGTCTGTATTTCTCATTTAGTAAACTGTGATTTTTCATATGCTGTAAATATACATAAAATTTTACTGTTCTCCAAATTCTCCATATAGTGAGTATTTCTTCTCTACTATAGGTTGTACCTCAATCTCATCAGTTTGAATAGCATATAAAGAACTTTTTAGAGGTTCTAATCTGTAATGTCCTTTAAATCCTGTTTTCACCATATAAGCTTCAAGTGTATCCGTAAGTGAAGAATGAGTAGGACCATCTGGTTCATTAGCTACTAATCTCCAATTATCACCAGGAGGTACTCTTCTTGCTATTAATATATTCTTTTCTTCTATTCTTACTTCTTTAGTCATGTCTTTATAATTATTTTTTAATACATTCCTTCCATTCCAGCTGGCATAGCAGGTGCTGCAGGTGTTTGAGCATCTTCACTCTTGTCTTCTGTGATAGTACACTCAGTTAATAATACAGTACCAGCAATACTTGCTGCATTTTCTAAAGCTAATCTAGTAACCTTTGTAGGGTCAATAATACCTGATTCTTTAAAATTTATAGCCTCTCCAGTTTCAATATTAATACCAGTCCAAGTATTAAACTTTTTAGCATTAACTAAATCGGTTTGACCAATGAATATTGCTTCGCTTTTATCATATCCAGCGTTGACTAATATTTGTTCAAATGCTTTTCCACAAGCTTTGTATACAATCTCAGCACCTCTATTGTCTCTATCAATACTTTCACGAGCATACAATAAAGCAACACCTCCACCAGCAACAACGCCTTCTTGAATAGCAGCTTTAGTAGCATGTAGAGCATCATCAACTCTATCTTTTTTCTCTAACATCTCTGTTTCAGTATGACCACCTACATGAATGATTGCTACTCCACCTACAAATTTTGCAAGTCGGTTTTGTAGTTGTTCAATTTCAAATGGTGTATTTGAGTTATCAATTTGCTTTTGTAGCTCTTCAACACGTGCTTCAATAACTTCTACTGTTCCTTTTCCATCTACAATGGTAGTTTGGTCTTTAGTTACAGTAATTTTTCTAGCTTCTCCAAACCAATCCCAGCTGAATTTATCAAGCTTCATACCTTTATCTTTAGAAAATACTTGACCACCAGTTGTGAGTGCAATATCTTCTAAAACAAGCTTTCTACGTTCTCCAAAATCAGGTGATTTAACAGCACATACATTAACTGTACCTCTCATTTTGTTAACAATAAGGGTAGCTAATGCTTCATTATCAATATCCTCAGCAATAATCAATAAAGATTTACCTTCTGATGATACAGCCTCTAATATTGGTAGTAACTCTTTTACTTGAGTAAGTTTTTGATCTAAGATTAAGATAGCTGGAGTATCTAAAATAGAAGACATTGTATTATTATCTGTTACAAAGTATGGTGATTTGAAACCTCTATCAAATTGCATACCTTCAACTGTTTCAAGATAAGTATCTCCAGTTTTAGATTCTTCAATGTGTACAACACCATCTAAACCTACTTTATCAATAGCTGTAGAAATAAGTTTACCAATCTCAGGATCATTATTTGCTGAAATAGAAGCGATTTGTTCTAGTTGAGATTCACCTGTAATATCTTCTGATA